GGTAAGAACTTGGCCGGATGTTCCTACGCTGGCAACTGATTGAAATGCTCCAGTTGAAGTGGTTCCCCCAGCCAAAACTGCGTAGGCAGTAACTGATACCTTACCAGTGCCACCTTGAGAAACGGGGGTAGTGGTTGTGTAGGCAAACGCTGACTGCTGCTGCGAGACAGACATTAGTAGTCTCCGCCAATCGCATTGATAAGAAAAGCAATTGCAGTACCACCAGCAGCTACTGTGCTACCTGCGTATATTCTGTAACTTGCTGGCAAGTTCAAACCACCAGTTGGAAGAGTTAGTGTATTAGCCGCTATTACAGCCGTACCAAGCGCAGTCACTGCTGTTGCAGCCATTGCCACTTCACCAAACAAAATATTGTTGGTTGCGGTTGTGTTTGCGCTGCCGTTGTTGATCCAAAACCGAATCAACGATGCTGATGAAGTGCCAGACGCTGTTGCGCCGTTGGTAGAGGTAAACCGGCAAGTAATTTGATCAATCCTGCTGCCGTTTACGCCAGCCGTGTAAACCAACGCTAATGCAGTGCCAGCGGTATCCGTGCCGTCAAACGCTTTTGTGTTTGTCATCGCGGTGCTGATAATTGCATTCAGCGCACCAACGTTAGGAGTCTGGGTAAAAATTGGGGTTGCGGTAACGGCCATAATTAAAAGCCTCCAAAATTATTGGAAAGAAAGATCGTGCTTCCAGCAAGAGGGGCTGTCCCTGTTGCAACAATAGTTGCGGTAACCGCAGGAAGCGTAAGCGTGTTTGTGCCGGACACATTAGGAGACGACAGCGTTATTGCGCCGCTGGTGTTGCCTGAAAGAACAATTGAACTCATAGTATCAACCACCTTTGACCAGTAGCCACAGTCACAGTAATGCTGCTGTTGACAGTAATAGGCCCAACAGAAAGCCCGTTAGTTCCGGTATCAATCGTTCCAGACACAGAAACCGTAGAGCCATTCAAGATCACAGGTTGTGTACTGGTTCCACCGCCAAGACCTTGCACAAACCGTTCGGCTGGGCCAGTAACAAACACATCCTTGGTTCCAGCGCTTAATGTGACAACGCTTCCGGAATTGCTAGAGGCCAAGATTGTGGTTCTTGCCAGCGTTGTTCCAGCCGATGTGTACGTGCCGATACCAACTTCCCACTCACCAAGGGTTTGATGCGCGATGGTGTAGTAGGTGGTGTTGCCGTTACCAATAGCGGAGAAGTTTTGATAACCAGTTGGCGCGGTTCCACTAAGCGTGATCGTGCCAGTACCCGCCGTAGTGGTCGTGTCCTTTACTCGATCTGCAAGAATCAGGGCCATTAAGTCACCGTGTTATCAATAAGCTGCCATCCGGCAGAAACATCGTTACTTATCACTGTCCAACCAGCAGTTTCCGCACTGTCAATCAAATCCCAGTTTGCTGTCTGCAAGTCATCAATCAACTTCCAGTACACCGCTGTCACACTGCCAGCCGAACCTCTTGCCGACACGCCACTCAGGGCAATACTGACCGATCTGCCAACTGACCCAACACTACCTGCTGCTTCGACACCGGTAAGCTGGAACACCCGTGTCGCCAAGTTTCCGGTCAACCCGGAAGCAACCACACCAGTCAAACCAACCGTCAGGCTTACCCCGACATTACCCGTAGCACCCAGTGCTACATCACCCGTCAGAGCGGCAACCGAAGCTGCCCCTGCCACAACCGTACCAACCGCACCACTTGCTGCTACACCAGTCAAACTAACTACTGTTGTCGGGCCAACCGTTCCAACAAATCCTGACGCAACATCACCAGACTCAGCTTCATTACTTGTCGGCGCTACCGCGCCAACTTGACCTATTCCGGCTACGCCTGTCAGCGCAATGCTGACAACCATCGACACGGCTACAGTGCCAGCGCTTCCACGTCCCGCTACACCGGTCAGATCAGCAAGTGAACCCGCCGTGGCAGTTACCGTACCTACCGAGCCACTTGCCGCATCCCCCGTCAAAGCAATCGAGAAGGAAGTTGCAGGAGTTACAGTTCCAGTGATTCCTGATGCGTTTACACCGGTCAGTGCTACAGTTTTGCTAACAGCTAACGAACCAACCAAACCACTTGCAACATCGCCAGTCAGTGCAAATGAAGCATCTCGTGCAACCGTACCAACCGTGCCACTTGCTGCATCTCCCGTCAGGGCAAAGCTGTACCCAATTGACGCTACTACCGTACCAACAAAACCATTGATGTCATCACCGGTTATGGCGAACGACTTGTCAGCCGCAACCGTACCTACAGCGCCACTAGCCGCATTCCCTGTTAACGCTACTGTTACCGCCGTTCCAACAACTGGAGTTGCTGCAAACGGAGTTTCAGCGAATGCGGATATCCCGAACATAATCTACGCGGCTATGCCGCGCTCCAATTAGGTGGTCGAGAGGCGCAGCAGTGCGGTGCTTGTCGCGTTACTCGGCATAGTCAGCGTGAACGTACCGGCAGTAATAGTCTGCGAACCAAACGTATGCACACTGACAGCCTTGTTGCTTTGGGTCGAGTTGTACAGAAGAACGGAGTCAAAGGCCGTGGTGACGGTCAGTGCAGTCCACTGAAAGCTGGCGGTCGGAGTCCAGTACGCCACACCAGCCGTAGCCGAAGTGTTGGTGGACAGCGGAGCCGTGCCGTTGGTAACGGTAACGCCACCAGCCGTGTATCCAGTGCCGGACGTGTTGGTCACTTCGCCAGTGGTGGCATAGGCCGTGGTGTTTGCGTCAACCGTTGCCGATGCAAAGAACAAAGCAGCTTTAAAAGTGTCCGTAGTCGGTGCGGTCAAGCTGGTACGCGACACAAGCGTGGACGAGCCAAACTGATGTTGGCCGAGCATCAGCTCTTTCAAAAACGTAGTGCACATTGATTGCGTGTTTGCCATGATATTTCCTATCCAAAAAGAGATGTTTCGCCACCAACAGTCGGCCATTTTTTCAGCGTGACATGCGCTGACCTGTGAACCAATTCATCATTGAGCCAGTACTCAACCCAAGTAGTTGCCTCATTGTCATCATCAATCGAGCCTTCCCGCTTCTCAAGCAGAGACTCATCCATGTCACCTTTTGTGGTCGTTACGATCACGATATCCTCACGATTGCGTTTGAACTATTTGCGGTCGGGAATTGCACTTGAAACGTGCCTGTGGATGTCTTGTCGTTGCCAAAGTCCAGAACGATCATTGCCGGATTGGCAGAGCCATCGTATTTGTAGATCAATGCGCCACGCGCAGTGAATGAGCCAGTCCAACTGACGTTGGAGAATGAATAGTACGAAGTCGTTCCAGAGCCTGTCGTGGGCACTTGGCTGACTGTCAGTATTTCACCGCCAGCCGTATATCCAGATGCAGACACTTCTCCGCTACTGGTGTATGCAGTGGTGTCCGCAGTCAGCGAAGCTGAATTGGTATACAGCGCAATCTTGAATACTTGCGATGTACCAGTTCCCAAATTAAACGTGGCTGTGTTCAGCCCGTTCTTGTAGGTGTTAGTTGCGTAGTTGCCGGTGAAAGCCATCAGGTAACCTTTTGACGGTACTGACCGTCACGGTATGCATCGCCACGCTCCATGCCATCTCCCAGACGCTTGGCCATTGCCATCGCTTCCATGTACTTACCGTTGTACATTGAGATGAGGTCGGTTTCGCCCTTCATGAAGGTATAGCCTTCTACGAGCGAACCATAAAGTAAGACGCTATCAAAATTATCACCCAACCAAGTTTGGCCGCTGGATGCAGTTGTGATACTTTCAGGGTAGTAGTAGTAATGAAGTTCAACAACATACGAGGAGTCAGGAGTTGGGCCAAGCAAGAACGACAGTTCATTGCTGATCGTGCTTCCTGAAACGGTAGGGCCAAACAATGCGTAGTACGCAGGAAGGCCGGTTGCCGTTGGCGTTGGGAACGACTCACGAATGAAGCTGACATCCTTGTTCAGCAGGTATGAATAAGCACCAGAAGCATTGATCACAGCCAGCGAGTACACAGCCAAGAAATCACTTGGAGAAGAAAGATACTTGTTGCTGGCTGTTACGCTTCCAGTCACGTTCTTGCGAAGCGAGGGGAACTGAACGGAGTTGTATATACGCTGTTCGGCTTGAGTAATGAACGTGTTGATCTGTTCAGTACTGGTAAGCGTAGCCGTGCCTGTCCCAGCGCTGTCAGTGAAGACAGACGCAGGGAAGTCATTCTCAAGGTAACCCTTGATCGTTTCAAACAGCGTACTGTAGTTCATGGTTACGCCATCGGGCCACGGGCCATCTTGCCCTTGGTCTGAGATTGAGTTCCACGCACAACAATGCCGGTGGTCTTCGCTTCGTCAGGGTAGCCATTCTCTCCAAGGGAGAGATTGGTCGGGACGGGCTGCGTGTACTTGTTCGTCGGGTTTTTTTCATCCCAACTGAAAAATTTAAACGGCTTGTCCATTTTCACTCACCTTTTTGATTCATTACACGGGCTACGTTGCGACCGTATTTTTTCATGTCGGGAGAAGTAACGCCACCTTTTTTCAACGTCAGCTTTGTACCCTTGCCACCTTTGTGTTCTTGGGCATCGTGCTGTTTGATTGCCTTCTTGATCATTGCCTTGTCTTGTGCCAAGTCACTCTTTGCCATTTTCATGCTCCTATGAAGTCACTACAGTTACAGTTCCGATTGAAATAGTCATAGCCAAGTTGTTTGGCGTAAGACCCGCATCATCTGCCCTTGATCCACCAACAGGGTTCCAACCCCACTGGATATCACGACTATCTACAATGCCAAGTTCTGGTCTCGGCAAGCGCAAAGCTTGTGGGTCTTCGACCGGATACATGCCAAGTTGCAACTGAGGCTGATCCTCTTCCCAACATTCAGGGCAGACGAATATGTTTACGTTCTTGGTCTTGATGACCAACTCTTTCAACTGCTTCAATTTGTACCGGAAACCACACCTGTCGCATGACGCGATTGCGTGTTTGCCAGCGGCAAACTTGTTGCTCATCGCATGTAACCAATTCTCGGTACAAACCTAAACGAAGCCTTCTCCCTATCCTCTTCCGAGGCCAGCGTCCACTGACGCTCATATTCAGCCTGAAGGAATGGGATGTTCGGACGGCACTCGGGAATCTTCTGCGCCAAGTAATACGCCCATCCAGCCACCATACAGGTCATAAAGCGGAACGGGATGTCCTGTGTGTTGATGCCGTTCCCGGCATCCTGAATACGCCGCAAACGCCAATAAACGAACGTATAGGTGCTGCTGACGTTAGGTACTGGCCACACGGTGATCGTGGGCGGAGTGACCCCTGCTGGCTGCGTGATGCCCGTTGTGGAGTTACCACCGGACGGATAGGTCTGCGCAGACTGGCGATTGACCCAGACTTGGATTGGTCGCCCCTGATTCAGTTTGGCCGGTATGCTGGCGTAGGTGTCTACAGATATACGGGAGATTGTCAGGTCAGACTGCAATGATACTGAGCCATCGTTCGTCCGAATCACATGCTCAATCAGGTCGATCGTATCTGTGGGCAAGCTGTAGGTAGCCGTTCCGGCGACCATCGGAATACTGCCAGACTCGATCGTCCACAGATTGATACCCCGGTTTGCCCACTCAATCGTCAGCAAGTTTAAACTGCGTCTGGCCGTACGCATGTCGTAGCCAGAACGAAGCTGGGAGCCAGCGCGTTCAAACGCCTCCTCGGCCATGTCGTTCAGGTCTGGGTTAAACGCAGTTGTGCCGGTCGTGGTCATTTCACTTTCCTGAAGGCAGCAGTTTTCTTAGCCACTTTGGCAGGTTGGCGAACAAACTGCTTTCCTGCGGCTTTTCCGGCTCGTTTTGCACGACTGGTGGCGGCGTACTCTTGGCTGGAGAGCGCTTTGATGGCTTTTTCTGGGAGGTAGCGTTCGCCCGTCGCTTCACTTCCTTGCGTAGAAGGTTTGCCACTTTTCGTTCTCCACTTCTGCTCAGTCCATGATTTCAAGGACTGCTGCGGCGCTTTAATCACGATAGCCGCCGCCTTTGGCTTTGTACTTCACAGCCAGCAGTTGCGCTTTTCGCGCAGACCATTGGCCAGCAGAGCCGCCCTTGTCCCCAGCTTTGACCGACTCAAACAGTGCCTTTCGCATTCCGGGCTTGGTGTAATTCCCGGCTGCGTTTACACCGCCACCTTTGGCGTACAGAGCAACAGGTTCGTTGCCATCACGCTTCTTGGTGAACTTGGGCATTTTATTGGAGGCAATCGCCCCCATGCCACGAGAGGGTCGCATTAGACCATCGTGCCTTTGGTCTTGCCCGAAGAGGCGCAACCATCAGCAGAACGGACGTAACCGCCCTTGGCCATCTTGATCATCGT